GGCGACCGCGCTGGCGCTGCATAGGGAGGGTAAGGCATGACCGACACGCTGCTGATAGTGACGAATCCCCGCGACATCCCGGACGCCATGCGAGCGTTCCGGGCGCTGTCGTGCGATGTGGCATTCGTGCGCGGCTACACGCAGGCGCAAGCCGTCGCGCCCATGCGCGAACTGATGAACAGCGCGCGGGCGGATTACGATGTGTTCATGGTGTGCGCGGACGATTGCGTGGTGACGCAAGGCGCGGTGGATTCGGTGGTGGCGCTGCTGGAGGCCGGGCACCCGACCGCGACCGGCTGGTGCCGCCTGGACCGCTCGCACGAATGCGTGAACCTGACCACGAAGCCGCTGCGCGGTGACGCGCCGACCGTGGATGGGTACACCTGGTGGAAGTACGACGAGGTGATGGGCTGGGCCGACGAGGTGGTGCCCACGCATTTCATGGGCATGGGCCTGACCGCCATGCCGGTGGAAATGTGGCTGGCCTTCCCCTACGACGTATTCACCGATGACGGCCGTGGGTACTCGTCGGATTTCTACCTGTCCGCTCGCCTGCGGGACGCGGGCGTGCCGATGGTCGCCGCCCGTTCCGGGTACATAGATCACCTAAAGGAGCGGTGGATGAAGGCCGACACCGCGCCCCACATGCGCCTGCTGCTGGGCGAGGTTACGCCGGGCGTGTTCATCGAAACGGCCCGCGACCGTGGCATGGGCATTGGCCGCTAGAAACACGAAGGCCCGCCGATTGGCGGGCCGTTCGCGGTGCGCGTGGCGCGGGGTCTTAGCAGCCCACGCCATCCACGTCCTGCCAGTAGGCCCCGAGGTTGTCGCTGGGGTCCATGCCGTAGGACGTAAGCAGCACCCACGCATCGTCGCGGTCGCAGTCGGGGCTAACGGCAACCTCCATCACCGTAACGCGCCCGGCGTACTTCGTGGCAGTCCGGCCGGTGATGGTCATGCCAGCGGGAAGGTGAGCGGCAAGGTGGGCCAGCGCCTTGTCGGTGTCGCTGCCCATCGTGCTAACGGTAATGGTGGTGGCGGCCATGATTCCCTCCTGGGAAGTGGTGGTGTAGGTGGCGGGTGCCGTGTTCATGTTCAGGAGTCTAGACACTAGGCAGAATCGCACAAGGGGAAACGGCTGGCGAGCCGTTGCAAAATGTTGCAAATAGCGGGGAAAACTAGGGGAGGAAAACATGGATAGGCCGAAGGTGTGGGGGCTGCTGTCGTGGTACGACGAGTCCCCGTCATGGCTGGCCGAGGCGGTCGCATCGTTCGCGCCCGCGCTGGATGGACTGATAGCGGTGGACGGTGCCTACGCGCATTTCCCCGACGCCCGCGCATCATCCGAGCGGCTACAGGCTGAAACCGTCATCGCCACGGCGAACGGTGCCGGGCTGCCGGTCACGGTGCATCGGCCGGTGGCACCGTTCATCGGTGACGAGGTGGCAAAGCGGGATTTCATGTTTCGGCTGGCGAACGCGCACGCGCAGGCGCACCACGACTGGCTGTGGGTATTCGATGCCGATTGCGTGCTGGCCGAATGCCCGTCCGACATCCGCGACACCCTGGCCGACGTGGAGGGCGACGTGGTGGAGGTGGGCCTGTGGCAGCGGTCGGATTTCCTGGCCGACGCGCCAGACATCGCGCGCGAAACCAACCTAGCGCCTAGCACCACCGCGCCCATGCGGATGCTGTTTCGATGCCTGGACCGCATGCAGGTCATCGGCCTGCATTACTGCTACGCGGGCGTGCGCGAGGACGGCACCTATACCTACCTGTGGGGGCCGCCGCATGTTGCGCCGCAGGATGGTGTAATGTTGCCGGGTGTCACGGTGGAGCATCGTTCAGCGTGGCGCGACCTGTACCGACGGGAGGCGGCGCGGGACTATTACAAGCGGCGCGAGGCTTTAGGGATAGAGCGGCTGGCAACTCCCGAGGACGGCGGTAGCGTAGTGAAGGCGGCACGCTGATGTGGCGCTGGTGGCCGTGGCGACGGCAGCGCCTGGCGCGCGTACACATGCGCGGCGATGCCCCGTCCCTGGAGGGCGTGTTCATGGGGCGCGTGGGCGGTAAGCATTACCGGCTGGAGGCCGCATCGCTTATCGAATCGTCCGAGCGTTCGCACGAACTGGAGGGCTACGCGCTGATCCCGGTGGAGGGCGTGGCCTTCATTCAGGTGGTGGACGGATGATCGTGCGCGGTCGCGGGGGTTCCGGCGTGGAGGTGCGCGCGGGCGAGTTCGGCACGTCGGCTATCCCGTGGCCGACGCAAGGGGCCATTTCGTATTCCGGCGTGAACGTCACGCACGACACCGCGCAGGCCCTTCCGGCCGTGTCGGCCGCCATCCGGCTGGTGTCGGAAACCATCGGCGCGCTGCCGCTGTACGTTCGCAACGGCGAGGAAAAAGCCACGGGCACGCCCGCGTGGTCGCTGCTGATGGAGTCGCCCACGGCCGACCTGGACCCGTTCGGGTGGATGGTGCAGGTGGCGGCCAGCATCGAAACGTGGGGCAACGCCTACTGCCAGATCATCCGCAGCGGTGGCCGCATCGTGGAACTGGTGCCGCTGGACCCGTCGGCCATCGTGGTCCGGCGCGACCCGGCCGACAAGCGTAAGCGGTTTGACATCGGCGGCCCGCAGGGCGTCCGCGACCTGACCACCGACGACATCCTGCACATTCCCGGCTATACCCCCCCGGGGCATGTCATGGGCCTGTCGCCCATCGGTGTGCATCGGAATGCCATCGGGAACGGTGTCGCGCTCCAGCGGTTCGCATCCGCGTACTGGCAGAACGACGCCGCGCCGGGCATGGTCATCAAGGTGCCGGGCAACATCACGCAGCAGCAGGCGCAGGAAATCCTGCGCGTGTGGAACGCATCCCACGGCGGGGGCGTGATGAACTCGCACAAGCCCGGCGTATTGGCCGGGGGCGCGGACCTGGAGCGCATCCCCGTGAACCTGGACGATGCCGCCTTCGTGGAGCAGGCGCGCATGTCCGTGGAGGACGTGGCGCGCATTTGGCGGCTGCCGCCGCACATGCTGGGCGTGGGCGACCCGACCGGCAGCACGGCCGAGCAGGAGTCGCTGCGGTTCCTGACGTTCAGCCTGGCCCCGCGCCTGCGCCGCATCGAAGCCGCCGTGGCCCACGGCCTGCCGGACCTGTTCGGTGGCGGCACGCCGCTGCGCCCGGAGTTCGACACCACGGACCTGCTGCGCGCCGACACGCCCACAAAGACGCAAGCGGTGTTGGCCGGTAGGCAGGCCGGGTGGCTGTCAATCAACGACGCGCGCCGCGTGTTCAGCCTGCCGCCGATTGAGAACGGCGACACCGTGCAGGTGACGCCCGTGGGCGGTGCCCCGAACCTCCAGCCGCAGGGCGGTGCTGATGCCGCTGAATGATTGCGAGTCCGACGGGCTGCCCGGCGTGAAGTGGGGCGAGGCGGGCAAGTGCTACACCTACGAGCCTGGCGACGAGGCGGGACGCGAGGCCGCCGTCGCTCAGGCGCTGGCGCAGGCCGTGGCTATCGGTGACCTCCCCGCCGATGAAGCGGCCAGCGCCGACGCCGACGAGGTACGCGCGCCCGAGGACGTGGACCTGACGCCGACCGATGCCGTGGCCCGCGCCGCGCGCAAGGGGCTGCGGCTATACGAGGACGGCAAGGCGGGCGACGGGCTGGTGCAGCAGACCGTCCGCGATGCGCGCAAGATGGCAAACCGCGAGCCGCTGTCCGAGGACAAGGTGCGCCGGATGCCCGCATGGTGGGCGCGTCATCGTAACGACTGGACCGCCGCCGACACCGAGCCGGGCGAGGAATCACCCGGCTACGTCGCCGCGCTGCTGTGGGGCGTGGACAGTAAGGACGGCAGCCCAGGCGCGACGTGGGCCGCGCGCAAGGTCCGGCAACTGGACCGGGCCGAGGATGAAAGGCAACAGGCCGACGAGGCCGGGAAGGACACCGACGCTATGGCGACCCGCGACGAGGGCGCACCCTGGATGACCGCCCGGCAGCGGGCGCTGTACGGGAAACTGGAAAAGATCGCGGACACATTCGGGCCGTGGGATGGCGGGACCGGCGCGAACGGCGCGCACTACATCCCGCCCGCCGAGAACCCGTGGACCGATGACGGGCTGGCCTGCGCGCGCTGCGCGTTCTACCGTGGCGGCGGCGGGTGCGAAATCCTGGCGCAGTCGGTGGACCCGGACGGCCTGTGCCGCCTGTGGATTGTGCCCGACCCGGACGCCCCGGCCGACGACATGCCGGTGATGGATGACGGCGAGGACATGCCCGCCGATGATGCGGCACCGGCAACCGTTGCCCCGTCCGGCGACGAGGTGCCATCCCCTGACATGCAGGACGCCGCCCGCGTGGAGCGCGCGCTGTCGCCCGGTCGGGTGGAGTGGCGCGAGTCCGGCGCTGGCCCCGACTACCGCACGGTGGTGGGTTACGCGGCCGTATGGGATGCCATGTCCGAGGATTTGGGCGGGTTCCGCGAAGTCATCAAGCGCGGCGCGTTCGCGGACGCGCTGGCATCCGGCGACGACATCCGATTCGTGCTGGGGCACGACATGGATACGGTGATGGCCCGCACGTCGAACGGCAGCCTGGAACTGGCGGAGGACGACACCGGCCTGCGGGTGTGGGCGCGCATCGCGCTGGACGACCCGGACGCGCAGCGGCTGGACGCGAAGTTGCGTTCGGGGGCCATGTCGCAAATGTCGTTCGCCTTCACCATGCCGCCCGAGGGGCGGGGCGAAAAGTGGGATTACAGCGGGGGCGTGCCGGTGCGTTCCGTGGAGCGCGTGCAGGCACTTTATGAGGTTTCGGCCGTCGGCATGGCCGCTTACCCCGCGACCGCGCTAGCCGCGCGGGCGGGTATCCTAGAGAATGCGATTAGCAGCGGTCGCCTGCACGATGCAGGGGCCACCGCCGCCGCACCGGCTGACCCGGTGGACGGGACGCCGCAGGCCGCGCGCCTGGGCACGGATAACAAGGCAAAGCGCGAGGCGTCGGCCCGATGGGCTGCCCGGCTCGCACGAATCCGTAAGGATGTGAACTAGATGGGTGACAAGATCACCGAGGCGCGCGCGGCTGTGGATTCCGCGCTGGACGAGTTTGAGGCCGCAGTCACCGCCGTGGGCGAGGCTGACGCCGAGAACCTGGAGGCCGCCGAGGCCCGCGCGCGTGACCTGGAGGCCGAGGTTGAGCGCCGCCAGAACATCGTCAAGCGGCTGGAGGACATCGCGGAGGCGCGTGCAGCGCAGCCGGTCATGGTCCCCGCCGACGAGCCGCAGGATGCGGAGGTGCGCGAGGTGTCCGTGAAGGTGACCCGCGAGGAGTCCGTGTATCACCCGGACCGCCCGCACTCGTTTTTCCGCGACCTGTACCACGCCCACAAGGGCGAGCGGGACGCGCAGGACCGGCTGGGCCGTCACAAGCGCGAGACTGAGGCGCGCGACCTGTCCTCGTCGTCCGACACGGGCGGCGCGGATTTCGTCCCGCCGATCTACCTGGAGGACTTGTACGTTCCGGTGCAGCGCCAGGCGCGCGCGGTGGTCAACACCATTCCGACCCTGCCGCTGCCGGATTCGGGCATGACCATTTCGATGCCGAAGCTGGACACGGGCGTGTCCGTGGCCGCGTCGGCCGACAATGGCACGGTGTCGGAGACTGACGCCACCACCAGCACGGTGACGGCATCGGTGCGCCTGTTCGCAGGTCAGCAGGACATCAGCGTGGCGATGTTTGAGCGTACCAACATGGACGCCATCATCCTGGCCGACCTCGTTTCGGCCTACGATGCCGCGCTGGAGTCGGCGGTCATCAACGGCACCAGCGGCGCTAACTCGCACGTCGGGCTGCTTCAGGTGTCGGGCATCAACACCGTCACCTACACCGACGCCAGCCCCACGGCTGCGGAGACTGTCCCGAAGGTGTACGACGCCATCCAGCAGGTTGAGGTGGGTACGTCGGGCCGGTACAAGGCAACGCACATCGCCATGCACCCGCGCCGCGCCGCTTTCCTCGCGGCCAACCTGTCGTCCACCTTCTCCCTGTTTCAGGTGGGGACGTACAACCAGGCCGTGGGCGAGCAGGCCGGTGGGTCGGTCCTGTCGTTCGCGGGCATCCCGGTCATCACCAGCACGGGCATTCCGTCCACGCTGGGCACCGGCACGAACGAGGACACCATCGTGGTGTACGCCGCCGACACCATGCGATTCATGGAGGGGCCGCTGCGGACCCGCGTGCTGTCCGAGGTGCTGTCGGGAAACCTGACTGTCAGGCTCCAGGCATACGCCTACAGCGCTCTGGCATCGGAGAGGCTGCCCGCCAGCCTGTCCGAGATCGGTGGCACTGGCCTCGTCACTCCGTCGTTCTAAGGGCTAACGGCTAACGGCTGACGCCGGGGGCTGGCACCCGCTAGCCCCCGGCAACGCCGGGAAAGGACACACCAGCAGCATGACGAACGAACAGCGACAGGCCCGCATCACCGCCCTGCTGCGCGAGCGCGTGGGGTACGAAGCGCGGGGCGACAAGGACCGCGTGAAGGCCGTGGACGCCGAACTGGCGGCCTACGGTGCCGAGGGCAAGGCCCCGGCCCAGCGCGCCACGAAGCGCCCAGCACCGGCCGCCCGCAAGATCGAAAAGCGATAGGACG